CAAAAGATTCTTACTGCTTGGTGTTTCAAAAGTAATGATGAGTTTGTTATTGAGATTGATGATGGTTCGGGTGCTTTGCAGGTTGGATGGGTAGATTATGCTGAGTCTGATTAGTAATCTAAAGCAGGCACTTGTAGCACCGCGTAATGATGGTGTGCTACATTTTTCTGCACATTTGCAGCATGATAGGCATACAGCCTTGTATTGGGTGTTTGGTTATCCTGAGCCGCCGGAGGCTACATGGCAGCGAGCATTCCCACTACTGCAAGGCACGGGAGTGCATGAGGTTATTCATACTAAAATGGCTGACCTGTATCCTAAGTATGTACCAGAGCATCCTGTGGTTGCTCCTGAGGATGAGTGGGATTTTCCGTGGGTTGGTAGTGTGGATGCGTATGTTGAGGATGAGGATGGTCAGGTCTGGCTGCTAGACTATAAAACGATTAGTGGTGCTGGTATGAGTCTGCTTGGTGATGTTCCTAAGCCTGAGCATATTCTACAGGCTAGTGCGTATTATCATTTTGGGCCTACTCAGGATGTTCGTACTGCGATTGTTTATCTGCCCTCTAGTTCTGATTACAAGCGTCGTTGGGCAGAGCCTATTGTTATGGAGTTTGCTCCAATGAATATTAGTGATATTCGTAAGCGTATGACTAATGTTGAGACGAGTATTGCTACGTTTGTATCTGTTGGTGTGCTGCCGCCTGCTCCAGAGGGAGAGTTTGTATGGAAAACTAAGGGTAAGGATAAGTGGGATTTGGTGTATCGTCCTCACTATTCGTCTATGTTTTGTCCGTGGGCGCATCTTGTAGACGATCCTTGTGGTTGTTCAGATGATGAAGCGTTTGTTGCTGCTACGATTCGTAACAATGATCTGGTAGTTACCACGGGGTATGAGGAGGTTGCTAGTGAGGCTGGTTATCCTGAAGGGTATGCTGGTGTGTAATGGTAGTTTACATATTTATCGGGATTACTGTATTTTGTTGGATACTTGGTATTTGTCTAGCGATTGGGACTGATTATGATTAGGAAGCGTATTCAAAGAATCTGGAATAGGTATAATCCTCGTCGTACATTTATTGATTGTGATGACGAGTTTATTGCTGTTATGTCACAGTTGGGGTATGTAGAGTTGTATCGTGGTGAGTGGTTTTTTACTGAGGCTGGTCACGAGGCATTGATGGAGGGTATCAAAGTTATGGAGAGAGAGTATGCAGACATTCATTCCTGAGCCTGATTTTTATCAGAGTGTTCGTGTGCTTGATCGGCAGCGTCTTGGCAAGCAGCGCGTGGAAACTTTGCAGATTATGAAGGCTCTTGCTGGTCTTAGTAAGGGTTGGACTAATCATCCTGCTACTCGTATGTGGCGTGGTTATGAGCCTGCTCTGCTTGTGTATCAGAATTATACTTGTAATGAGTGGACTCGTCGCGGCTACAAGGATACTTGTTGGGATAAGACGCTTGATGTTTTCCATGAGCATTTTACGATTGATAATGCTCAACAGCCACATTGGTGGGGCGATAATCGTGTGCATGATTCACACAAGTCGGCCCTTGTATTTAAGGATCCGGTGTGGTATAATCGCTACTACCCTGACGTTGTTGGGGAGTATAACTACTATTGGCCCGTATAGGAGGGGTAATGATTCCAAAGGAACTCACTGAAAAGTTTCACCCTAGTCTGGTTAAGAAGAACCAGAAGAATCAGGATTATGTATCCATTGATGGTTACATTAATCGTCTGAATGAGGTACTTGGTGCTCGTTGGGCATGGAATATCAACTCGTGGAAGTGTGAGCCTATTACTGCTCAGACTAGCACGGGTAAGCCGCAATATCTGGCTACCGTACAGGGCACGCTTACTGTCATGCTAGAGGATATTGGTGTTATCAGCATTGATGATGATGAGGGTGACGGTCCGTACCTTACTACGCAGAGTGCTCGTGTCAGTCGTGATGGTATTGGTGCGGATATTAAGTTTGATCCTGATGGTGCTGTAAAGACGGCTCAGGCTGAGGCTCTTAAGAAGGCTTGCCATCAGTTTGGTATTGCGCTCTACTTGTGGAGCGAGGATGAGCGTGACTATGTTGATCTTCAGCGTAAGGCATCTAAGGATGATGTGCAGTTGAAGCATCTGGTCATGGAGTATACGATTCGGGATCTTGGTCTTGATCCTGATGAGCAGCCTCAGCGCGAGGACATTATTAAGTGTCTTGGTACTGAGGATCTTAGTGTTGAGAATATGCGTAAGGTTCTTACCGAAAGGGGTGTTATCTAATGGAGTTGTACGATTGTAGGTTTTTTCACGAGACGATGGCTGTGCTATTTGAGCAGCGGCGACAGGTTATTAGTATGCTTGATGATATGGCTATGCGTCTTGAAGAGTTGGAGACGGCTCTTGATGAGGTCATGGCTGATCAGGGCTATGTTTATGATGGTAGCAGTAAGTTTGACGGTCAGTTTAGTAGGTGGACACAGAATAATAGTAATCGTTTTATTACCTGTAATTGTCCTGAGTGTTCAGATGACTATATGGTGGACTGATGCTAGAAATTCATTATGAGAATGATGGTGACGTACTGAATATGCCATATCGTAAGTATGTACAGGATGGTGCGTATGATCTTCATGCTAACGATAAGGTTGCAGTGCCCGCTAAAGGCCATGCTGTTGTTGATACGGGTATTCGTGTTCATATCCCTAAGGGTCATGTTGGCTTGATTTGTAGTCGTAGTGGTCTTGCGGCAGACAAGGGTATCTTTGTGCTCAACGCGCCGGGTATTATCGACTCAGGCTACTCTGGCAATGTAAAGGTTATTCTTGGCAATCTTGGGGATAATGCGTATCATGTTGGTCATGGTATGCGTATTGCTCAGATTATGATTATGCCGCTCTTGGATTATTATTTTAATCCGGGAAAGGTGTGGGGTTCTGAGCGCGGCGAGAATGGCTTTGGAAGCACAGGAATCGACCCGGAGTTCTAATGCGGCTACTTGCTATTGATACGGAGACTACAGGAGTAGGCTGGCACGACGAAGCCTTTATGATCAGCCTAGCAGACGATGATGCTAGTATGGTTATTGATAAGCGCGTTTTGTCTGACAAGCAGTGGTATGATGACTTGGCGTTTGTTCTCAGTGAGATTGAGAACGCGGATAAGATTATTATGCATAATGCTAAATTTGACTTGCAGAAACTCCACGCTCTAGGTTTTGATTGGCGCTTGTTTGCTGAAAAGTTTGAGGACACTCAGGCACTCGCTCACTTGATTGATGAGCATCAGTCTACTAGTCTAAAGTATCTAGCACGTACGTATCTTAACGAAGAGACGGACGAGGATGAAGTGTTGAAGGCGTACCGACGCAAAGCAAAACTTAAGAAAGAAGACGGTTATGAGCCTATTCCACACGACATTCTTGCTCCGTACGCTCGTAAGGATGCAGAGTTTACTTTGCGCCTCTACAAGTTTCTACAGCCTAAGTTGCCGCAAGACTTGTATGAGTTGTACGAATTGGAAAAACATTTGACGCTTGTGCTGTTGAGTGTTGAGCGTCAAGGTATGCAAGTAGATCGTAAGTATGTTATTAATCAACGGAAGGAGTATGGTGATCGGATTTTCAAACTTAAGCGTCGTATTGGGGAACTTGCTGGTGAGGAATTCAACCCGCAATCACACCAACAGGTTCTACACGCACTCAATGAGAGAGGACTCGTGGTATCCTCTACCTCCAAAGACGCGCTCAAGCAAGTGGACGACGAACTCGCGGGACTAATCCTAGAGTTGAGAGAATCTAATAAAATCAAGGCTACGTATTTTGATGCTTTGCATGAGGAAGCGCAGGATGGTATTCTGCATCCTAACTTTCGTCAGCACGGAACTCGTACGGGCCGCATGAGCAGTGGAGCAGCAGAAGCATGATTAGTGTTATTACACCTACATATGAGACAAATCCCGACATTCTTGCACGAACGTGGGCCTGTCTGAAAAACCAGACATACACTGATTGGGAGTGGGTCGTATGGGATGACTCCAACAACGATAATGTGTTTAATCAGGTTTATGGTTTTTGTAGTGATGAGCGGTACAAGATTCAGTTGCACCGTTCGCATAAGAATATTGGCATTATTGGTATGGTCAAGTTGAGCGGCTTCTCTATGGCTTATGGTGATATTCTTGTAGAGTTGGACCATGATGATGAACTCACTCCTGACGCACTACAGGCTATCTCTGAAGCATTTGAGGATCCCGAGGTCGGCTTTGTTTATTCTAATTGGTGCGAGATTAATCAGTATGGTCAATCCTGCAAGTATCCTGATGGTTGGGCGTTCGGTTATGGTTCTGAGTATTATGATGATGAGTATGGTGTTTGGGTCATGCGAGCACCAGAACTAAACTTTACTACTATGAGTCATATTGTTAGTGCTCCTAATCATGTTCGTGCTTGGAGAGCAGAGACGTATCGTGAGATTGGTGGGCATAATCCTACTCTGCGAGTCGCTGATGATTACGAGTTGATGGTTAGGACCATGCTACATACAAAGCCGTACCATATTGATACGCTCTTGTACAAGCAGTACATTCATGAAGGTACAGCACAGCGAGTATACAATGGTGAGATTCAAGCGAATGTCTCCAAGATTGCTCGTCAGTACGCCGACCTTCTTGAAGAGAGGTATAATGGATCCGTATGATTGGTGGGAAGAACAACAATTCTACGATTTTGACCTCTATATTGTTACTATGCTGGACCATCCCTCTGGTATTCTATTGGATCGTCCGTGGCCTATTTTTGCAGGCAGTTTTGAAGCGGCCATGACAACGTACGAGGTGCTAGCCAAGTGGGCAGCACAAAGGATGATAGACACATGAACGTACAAAATATTCCCAGAAGCCAGAAGGACGTGAAACGTGCATTTGTACCCAAACTTGATGCATTCCTATTCTTTGATTATAAAGCCATTGAGGTCCGTCTACTCGCCTACTATCTCGCCAAAGCAATCGGAGATACTACGCTTGCAGATGAGATTAACAACGGGTCAGACCCGCATCGCGTTACCGCTCAAGGCCTCTACAACAAAGAGAATGTCACAGACGAGGAACGACAAGTAGGCAAGACACTAAACTTTAGTATTATCTATGGTGGTGGTACACCTACTATCATGCGGCAATTGGGAGTGCCCTACAAAGAGGCACGACGACTACTCAATGCGTATCATCAGACTCGTCCCGGTATCAAGCGGCTTAATGAGGCTATCGCTAACAGCCTAAAGCGCGGCTACATCACTAGTTTGTATGGTCGTAGGCTTCACGTTCAAGAGTCTCACAAGGCTCTCAACGCTCTCATTCAAGGCTCTGCCGCAGACCTCATGCGAGAGGCTGTTGTAAACGTACACCATTATCTTAATGCTGTCGAATTTCGTTCACATATAGTAAATATCGTGCATGATGAAATCATCATCGACGCAGCAGATAATGAAATTGTTACACTATCCGAACAAGTTCCTTACTTTATGGGGAATAAAACTGTCGAAGAATACGTTAAGATAGGTACCGACTGCGAAATTAGTCGTACGAATTGGGCTGATAAGGAGGAGTATAATGGCGATTGATGACCCTGTGAACAGTCCTAAGCACTATACTCAAGGCGATATGGAAGTTATTACCGCAATTGAGGGCATGGGTTTGGATTATCATCAGGGAAATGTTGTTAAGTATGTTAGCCGTTATAGATACAAGGGCGGTATTCAGGATCTAAAGAAGGCTAAGTGGTATATTGACAGGCTCATCTTCATTGAGGAAGAGCGAGCAAAGCAACACTATAGGAGTATGGTATGAGAGTTTTGAGTTTGACTAGTCCTCCGATGAAGGGGAAGGATGTTAAGGATGCACAGCGACGGCTCCGAGAGTTTGGGGCTTGGAGTGGTAAGATTGATGGTGTATTCGGTGAGCAGACTGCACGAGCGTGTACGCAGGCTAAGTGGATGCTAGGGTATGCTGAAAAGAATATTCGTCCTACGTATGGTACGGATCTTTCAGCCTATCTGTCTGGTGCAAAGAAGCCTACGCTTTTGATGCAGCAGCGGGCTAAGAAGCGTAAGCCTAAGAATCTTGGTGAGGCTGCTCTTGTCGTCGCTCGCTCGTTCATCGGCACTAAGGAGAATCCTCCGAACAGTAACAAGACCATGTTTTCTAGTTGGTATGGTATCACTGGTCCGTGGTGCCTCATGTTCGTGACGTATTGTTTTAATAGTGTTGGTGCTAAGCATTTCAAGCCGGGAGTTCGGTGGGCGTATTGTCCGTTCATGGTTAATGATGCTCGTGCTCAACGCTACGGACTTAATGTTGTTCCTAAGGATAAGGTTCGTGCCGGTGATATTGTCCTCTTTGATTGGAAGGGCGATGGTGTTTCTGATCATGTTGGTATTGTCAGCGTGGCACCTAACAAGTATGGGGACTTTAAGGCCATTGAGGGCAACACGAGTCATGGTAATGATAGTGACGGTGGTGCTGTTATGGTCCGTGATCGTAACACCGCCGATGTTATTTGTTTCGTACGAGTCTGGGAGTAAAAAATGCTAACGGAAGCACAAAAGAACTGGTTTGCGTATAACAAAGGTATCACAGAGGATACTCTAGAGGCGTTCGGGATTCGTTCCGACGATGATTATGAGTGGGTTGTGTTTCCTTTTCCTAATGGTGAAAAGAAGCGTTATATTGGTCCCGGTGATCGTCGCTTTACCAGCGTCAAGGGTATTCGTCTTGGTATGTTTCATGGTCCTCTTGACGACTGGAAGAACTGCTTTGTCGTAGAGGGCGAGACTGATACTATGCGTCTCTGGCAAGAGGGCGTCAAGAATACTTGGGGATGCTGAGGCGGATATTCTCCGCAAGTACGAAACTGTGTATGTTATTCTTGATAATGATGCGGATTATAATACTCAAGCAAAGATCGACAAGGCTTGGACTACAATCCGTAGCAAGTTGGGTACAAAGGCTAAGCGTATCACGCTGCCGGATGATGTAAAGGATGTTGTAGAGTTCTTTGATTCGTACACGCTAGATACTTTCAAGACTATTATGAATGAGGCTGGAAACGGTACGTATTCTTATGATGCGCTGAATCTTTCTGCTCCGCCTCCCGATTATGAGTGGCTTGTAGATGGTGTTATTGCGCGTGGAGACACTACCCTGCTGGTTGGCGAACCTAATGTAGGCAAGTCATGGATCAGCCTGAGTCTTGCTGTTGCTATGGCTAATGGTGATGATACGTGGATCAAGTGGAATATGAATCATCATGGTCGTGTTCTTTACGTTGATGAGGAGAATCCTCACGATGTAGTGTATCATCGGCTCCGCCAACTTGGCCTCAAGAATTATGATAACATTCGTTATTTGCATCGTCAGGGTGTACGCCTTGATCGTAGGTTCGACCGATTCTTGGACGAGGCAATTATGTATCAGCCTCAACTAATCGTACTAGACAGCCTTACACGCTTGCACACTCAAGACGAGAATAGTGCTGGCGCAATGGCTAAATTGTTTAATGATTCAATCAATGTGCTCACCAATGAGACAGGCGCAGCCGTAATTGTCTTGCATCATACCAATAAGAGTGATTCCAACTCTTCATATACTAAGACTCGTGGCTCGTCCGACATTGGTGCTGCTGTAGATTGTGGCTTGGAGGCTCGTGCTGAGGCCCCCGGAAGGTTCGGCCTTGTACACTTCAAGTCTCGTCGTAGGCAGGCTGGCGAGGTTACACACATTGAAATTCGTGACACCGAGACTGGTGTTGCTCTAGTCCAAAACAGTCAGGTTTTCTGAAAGGAGGTGTAGTATGAGTGAGCAAGATTTGAGTCCAATGGAGAAGATGCTTGCAGAGTGCGAGGGTGACGGTATGCTTATTGGTGAGCGTGTCGCTGGTGTTCTGGAGTTTCTTACTGTTCGTGCTGTCATTGATGGTCCTTTTTATATCTTTACTGATAGTGAGGATGCTATGACGCTGATTGCTGCGGGAGATGTAACCGATGTGATCAAGGCTTCTCTTAGCGCGATTCCGATCAAGCGTTGGGAGGACGAGTTGGATATTCAGCAGGAGGCGGATATTCTTCCGTTTATTGTTGATGCTGATCCGGGAGATGAGCAGGATGAGCCTGCCGCCGAATCGGAGTAAGCAGTGGAAGGATTGGGAGCGTGAGGTTGCTCGTGACCTTGGAGGAAAAAGAACAGGGCCACGAGGGTTTGATGTTCCTGATGTAGTAGATTTGCCTGTGGAGTTTGCTCCAGAGTGCAAGTTCCAGAAGCGGCTCTCGCTGAAAGACGCCGACCTTAAGCAAGCAGAGCATAATGCTAGAGGTAAGGATTGGGCGCTCTTTTTACGAGAAGCCAAAACTGGGCGAAGGTTCGCAGTAGTACCATATAAGATGTTCCTAAAATTATGGAACGAGTATACCAAGGAGAATACAAATGAGTGATTACATTACGGTTGCTGGCATTATTCAGTTTGATCCGCGTGAGCGGTCTGCTGCTGGCAAGGATGTGCGTGACGTTGCTGTTCG